CAACCATGGCTGAAACGATCATGCTGATGCAAGACCCAACCTTGAGCAAAGCCAGCATCCCTACACCGGAAGCCGGAAGGCCAAGCAACGCAGTCACAGCGCTAGTTTTCAGCCAGTCGATCGACGCACTCAGACCGGAGTACGTAGCGACGGAAATGCCAAGGCCGATCAGCACTTGACCCGCCAACGTGCCAGCCACATTAAGCAGCGCCCCAATTAATGCCGTATACCACATTTTTTAACCCCTCATTACGATACGCAGGCAGGCCAAAGCCGTTACCGCTTGAAGCAAAACACCGAAGCGACCGAGCCACAAGTTCAGAGTGGTGAAATCAATGAGCATTGACTGACCCATCACCGACACACTGAAATTTGACAGACCCGCAGCAGCACCCATCAACTCAGTCTGATCGAATGACGCAGATGAAAACGCCGTTGAAGCATTGCCGGGAAGTGACCCCGTTACGTCACCAGTAATGGACTTTGCCGAATCGTAGGCTTGCGATTCTTGGGTAACGCCAGGATTCAAAGCGCACGCAGTCTTGAACGCTTGGGCAGCAGTGAAACACTGGACAGCATCACCAGAACAAGCTGGAGCCGCTGAACACGAAGCAGCCGTTATTGCAGATTCCACACAGACCGTAGATTTCGGATTTTCCGAACAGAACGACTTTTCCGATTCTTTTTCTTCCTTAGTTCCAACGGTCGCCCCCGTCGAATCGGTCCATTTTGTCGTAGTCGTGCACTGACCCGATTCACACGTAGTGCTTTTGGTTTCACCAGTGGCAGATGGAGGAGCCGACGGATTGACAGACGATGAAGGGCTAGAGGCGGACCCGCTTGGAGTAGGTGACACAGTGGAGGTAGACGAACCGGTGGTAGTCGTTGCAGGAACGCACGTATCAACACCATTGACGGAACCGTAAAACTCGGTTGTTTTGCAAGCAGCAGCGCCACCCGTAGCGACAGAGGCGGTAGCGGTGCAAGGCGTACCAGCAGAGGTAAAGGGGCCGTAATATTCAGTAGATGAAACACCCGCTTTCGTACCAGTGGCCGAACCAGTAGACGTCATTTCATAGCCGCCGTAACAGACTTTCAAACCACCCCCAGAACCAATCAACGGAGCGCCAACAAAATTCAGCCCATCGGCAACGACTTTCGAACTTTGGAGAGGCGAAAGACAAGCCCCGGACGACTCGGTAAAACCGACATTACAGGTACAGGTAGTCGTTCCAGTAGAGTTAGCAGGACAAACGGAACTAGAAAAAATCGATATTACGGAGGTGCAATTGCTAACAAACTTATTTGTATCAGAACGCCATATAACAGCTGTGCACAGGCTCTCAGTAGCCGAAGTACTCTTCACATACAAGGGCGGGTTATTGTATTTGGCAGCCGCAGCACCACAAGCCACGCCCGCAGTAGCGCCAGTAGCAGCACCAGCGCCGCAAACACCAGCCGCAGAGTAATAGGGCGCAGACGTACCGGGAAACGATGCAAAGACGCTAGCAGGAAGCCACGCACTAACCGCCAGGACAAAGCAAAAGATCAGGCGGTGAAAATTAGCCATGCCGCCCCCAACACCGCAATGATTACGTAAATGCCCATTTTTTTTCCTATCGTTTGGTGATGCAGACAAGGCCGAAGCCTTATCCACATCCGCAAAGGCTTAGGCCAGAGCGCGGCGAACCCATTTGAACGCCTTAATACCGACCAGCAGCACCAACACCGCAGCACCAATGGCCGCGACCGGAGCCGACTGGGCAGCAATGTCCGCCGTCACGGCAGACACATCGACAGGCCCCGCATGGGACACAAGCGGCAGGGAAAGACCCGCAGCAACCAGCCCAAGACGCTTAAACATTTCAGCTTTCCTAGATCATGGAACGAATGGCCCGAAGGCACCAAGCGAAGGCCCACAAACCGAGGATTGCTCCCGCGATCTGTGCACCATCCGCCAACGACAGCTCAGGCATTACTGTCGTTTTCTCGACATACGCCAACGTCCCCCCAACGCTGGCGCAATCCGCGATTACATCGGCATCGACCACCGGCAAGGAAGTCGCACCGACGCATTGCAGCTCGTAACTCACAACGCACCCCCGAAGGAGCCGCTATTAGGACGACGGCGCAAATACCCACCCGTGCACGGCCGCTCGAAAAGCAGCCACTGCCAGCGATCACCCGCACGCCCGAAAAACGTGACCGGCAGGCCCGCAGACAATCTGCGAACTCTGTTCCGATTGCTCGGCCTGCCAGTCACGCGGGGCCGGTTATTTGATGGCTTCCAGGACAACACGACGAACCTCGGGCCGCGCGAAATCGTTGACCTTGAAAGACGCATCCGACAGGCGATACAAGCCAGGCGTGTACGGCTGCTGTCCGTCATCGAGCGGAATCTCGACGCGACGGCGCTCCCCGTTGAACTCCCAAAACCCGGTCTGTAACCGCATCGAGTACGCACGGCCCGACGCACGCGCGTTGCCGCTTTTCGTAACGACCTCAGCCGAATCAACTTTGATTTTCATATCACCAGCACTCCTGCCCCGACCGGAGCTGTTAAAGACCCGCACCATGCGGGCCACCATGAACCATCAACCGGCGAGCACCAGCCGCCGCCGAGCGCACGACGAACGCGCTGCACCGGCTGGACCTGCTCGCGGATATAACGCGGCAGCACCCACCAAGAGCGGCGCGCGCGCTGGTCGGCATCCAGACCGCCGTGACCGTGCAAACGGCAACCCAGCGGCCACGGAGCGGCGACGGCCTGCCCTTTCGTGGCGTACTTGATGAGATAACCGACGCTGCGCTTGCGGCAGCGCTGAATATTGGTCATGCCGTGCGGCCACCAGCCCTGCTTATCCGGCTTCGGAAGCGTGAGGCCCTTCGGCAAAAATAGGATCGCGTGATAGTGCACGCGCCCGGACTTGTGTTGCTCCGCGACCCACACGAAACGAAGCCGAGAGCCACGACGGCTGCACCAGTCGCGCATGCGATTGCAAAGCGACGAGATATGGCCAGGTGACCAGTCAACGTCGGGCCGATAGGTGAGCGTGAGGAACAGCCCGTCCAAGCGACGGCCCTTTTCATCACCCTGCATCAGCAACAAGTCGCCCGCGCAGGAGATGGACTTGAACACGCGAAGGCTGCGACGTTCCGCATCGCGCATCCTTTGGACTTCGCGATACGGACGCGCGTGACTTGTTTCTAATCTGACAAGCCCAGGGGGCGGGGCGGCGGCTGCGCCGCCGCTTCCCGCCCCCGGCACGCCACGAACCGTACAAACTGCCACGGCTGCCGGGTTCATTGCGGCAATCCACAAATGGGATGGAGACAGCAACGACGCTGCCCCGGTCGTGGGCACGGATCGTCCTCGGGCACCATGCGGAAGCAGTACGGGCAGCGCTTCCACGCGGCGACGCGCCGGAATGTCACGGCGCATCCTCTGACCAGACTTCCATGACCAACGGATCGGCCAGGTACGGGTCCGCGTTTTTGACGACGACGCGCCAGCCGCCAAGCGCCAGACCACGCGCAACAGCCAGCGCGCGCTCTAGCCCAACCTCGCACCCCGACAGGTGATGCCCATCATTCTGGGCAGTGAGCAGAAATTCCTGCTGTAGCGGCTCTGATGCGATTTGCGGAAGTGCGGCCATAAAACCCCCTTGGAACCAGTGACGCCGAGACTACTACTCTCGGGACCGCTACGCAAGGGAGGAAATTATGCGTACTAAGCGCCGCCGAGGCGGCGCTACGCTCCCCGCGCGCCGCTGCGCGGCTTAAATCCGGTTTTGCACGGGAGACTCGTCAGAGACTTCCCGCTGCGATCCAGCGGCATCAAGGCGGCGAATATTATCGGCCTTCGCATCGATTACAGGAGCGGTCGGATCAAACACTTTGCCCGCCATGAAATCGCGGCAGACGCCAGGCGGAACGCTCGCGTCACCCTGCCCGTTGCTGCACCGGCAAATATGCTCGTTGCCGATTTTCATGGACATGCAGCCAGTAATGCGAGGCACGGACACGAACTGCGCGCGTTCCTGATAGAACCGCGCCGCCCACGGCCAATGCGGGATTGGCGACACCAGCGCAGAGGCCGAAAGCGAGATGCGATCGCCCAGCTCGACGGCTTCCGCTTGTAGTGACTCCCCGAGAGACTCCGCACTATCGCCAGGTGCCATCAGCCGCGAGACAGCGAACCAGCCGAGCACGACGATTGCGGCAATGGAGCCACCGAGCACCGCAAACGGCTTCCACGGAATTTCCTTTTTGACGGTGTGAATGTCCGCCGACTTGTAGACGGCATACCGCTCTTTCGGGAACTGGAAGCGCGACTGCAGCGCGAGGTTGCGCTTGCCACGCTCATTGGGGTCCGTGGCTTCCTCCCATTGATAGACCGTGGCGACTTCCTGCCCGAACGTGCGGCGCAAGTGATAGTGCCGCCCCGTGAGCTTGCGAACCGCTATATCGAGAAGCTGAGGATGCTGCGTGATCAGAAAGATATCGAAGCCACGATGGCGGTGCGTCTCGAACTCGCTTACATGCGGAGGAACCGGCGCACCTTGCTTACGAGGCGGAAAAACCCGCTGACACTCATCGATAACGACAATGGACCCATTCGGAAGCGAAGGCCAGGTCTTAGGATCATCTAACGACTCCCACGGCAAGGTAAGGTCTGGGATTCCAGACTGATACACGGGGCGGCCGGTTTCCTGCCGCATTTTCTCGACTAGGCCGAGCGTGTAAAGTGTTTTGCCGTTTCCCGGCTGCCCCGTGATCAGATTAAGCATAAAGGCCCCCGCCCTTTTTTAGTCGATGAACTTCCAGCGCGCGAGCTTCAACGCACCCGCTGCCGTCAAGCCACGAAGGATCAGCTTCGACGTACCCACGGACAGCACGATGGCAATCGCATCGTCCACACGGGCCATGACGAGAATCGTCATCACGTTGCCCGACACTGACCCGAGGCTGGCCCAGAGCGCATCCTGCAGATTCGTCCAGAGCGCCTGCACGCCCAGGTACGTGACGACACCGAAACCAATGCCGAGCAACACGCGCGTAACGAGCGCCGTGCCAATCGCGCCACCAACGAGCGCACCACCGAGAGCCAGAGGCAACGGCATCAGACACCTCCCCTAATGAAGATCATTGCGCCAGCGAAGTAGCCCATCGCCATGACGAACGGCGCGAAAAGCAACGCCATATCGCAGGCACGCTGCCAAACGTCCATTGAGAGCGTCTGACCCATGACCGTAATCGAAATCGGCGCGGGACAGGCGGAAGCCGTGAACCCGCCATCGGCATCTATATCGCCAACGTCCACGGTCGCAACGCCCAGCTCGCCGTCGATTTCGTCCTGCGTCGCGCCCATCGCGTCAAGCGCATCTTGCGCCGTCACATCAGTGCACCGAGTGCGCCATTGCTGAGAGAGGATCGCACAGCCGACCGGATCACCGTCGCAAGACGGCGGAGTGTCACAGTCCGCACCGCCCGACGCGGAAGCGCCAGTGCCGGTCCCGGTCCCATCACCTTGCTCCGCGACCGGCGTGGTTGAAGTACTCGGATTCGTTGACGTAGGCCGCGCCGGGTTTGCGCCATCAGTGCCCGGATCACGACTGGACCCGGCCACGACGGTCGAATTGTAGTAGTTGTAGGTGTTGCCAGCGGTGTTGCCATCCGCTGCTTTTACCGTATCGGTCGGCGTGGCCTTAACGCCAGGTGTCCCGGCATCCGGGACGGGCGGTGTCGGGGCCGACTCGCCGCAGAAGCGTGACCCATCAGCATTGACCCAACACTCATCGGGATCCGTCTTGCCGAGGCACACAAATTTGTCGTTATAGTAGCCGCAGTTTTCGCCGTAGCTGTCATCGTGGCAATACTCGACACCCGCCGATGAAGTGACGCAATTTTCCGAATCCGGTTTCGCTGCAGGCGTTGTGGGAGGCGCAGTGCCGCCGCCGCCAGGTGAACACGCCGCGCCGGTTCCCTTTATCCATGTGGTGAACAGGAACGTGCCGTCCGGATCTTTGTTGATGCCGGGGCCGAGTTCCTCGACGGACTGCACGCCGCAACCGTCATAGCAAGTGCCAATTGTCGACCGAACCACATCCATCGTAGTCGTCCGGAAATTCGCCATGTACCCCTGCCCCGCGGTGCCGCATTGCGGTGGGGGCGGTGCTGGTGGCGTGCATGTCGCGTTCGTGGTAGGGACCGTGACAATGCCACCGCGATAGGCCGCGCCGCTATCATCACGAAGCACCGCGACGCAATAGCGAACCGAGTTCGACTGCGAATCCGAGTAGGCAATCTGAGGCTGCCGCGTATCAGCCAGGCTGTAGACGGTCTTCATACAGGCGACCGCCGCGGACAGCGACGTAAAGGGACCGGCGCAGGTACCAGACCACGAGCCACCCGTCGCGCCAAAGCACGTCGCGGAGCCGATGGTCACGCCGGAGCCCGTAGGAGAGCGCGTTTCAGGCCAGCCCGTGGCTTTGGTGTACTGGTCCGGGTACGCAGGACACTCGACCGCTGACGCGACCGCAGACACGGCCAGCAACAGCAACGCGAAAATTAGTCGCGGAAGATTAGCCACGCTGCCCCCAACACTGCGAGAAGAAGTATCCAGCCAGACATGACAACACCCCTCGAAATCGCGAGAGCCGCCCCGAGAATCGGAACGGCTCCCGCAACCACCGTCACATCGCGCGACGGACCCACTTGAACGCCTTGATGGCGACGAGCAGGAGCAGCACCGCGCCACCAATGGCGGTGACCGGTGCAACCTGCGCACCAATGTCCGTCACGACACCCGTGACGGTAATGGCGGCAGCCTGAGACGCCAGCGGCGCGAAGCCGAGGCCGAGAACGAGCAGCTTGCGCATGATCGTCCCCTTACATCGCACGCCGGACCCACTTGAACGCCTTGATGGCGACAAGCAGGAGCAGCACCGCACCACCGATGGCCGTCACGGGCGCGACCTGCGCGCCAATGTCAGTCACCACGTCCGCCACGTCCACGGCGGCAGCCTGCGACAGCACAGGCAGGAGAAGCGCCGAAGCGCCGAGCAACTTACGCATATCAGTCCTCACGGATTTGTCGAGCAATGACCCGGAAAGCGTACGCAGTCGCCCATAGCGCGAGGATGGCCCCCGCTATGAGCGCCGCTCCATCCAACGTCAGATCCGGGATCGCTGACGCTGGTTCGGACCACACCACGGCACCGCCCGCCGCCGTGCAAGTGTCCACCACTGAGCCAGGCAACCCCGGCGCACTGGTGGCACCCTCGCAAGTCAAAACGTAGTCCATCACATCACTCCGAAAAACGTGGCCAGCCAGACCGCAAGACGGTAGTCAACTTCGTTGCCCCGCTCCGTCTGGCCAGCCACGCGGGGGCCTACTTCCCGATCGCTTCGAGCACGACCCGCCGAACCTCGGGCCGTGCGAACTCGTTGACCTTGAACGACGCATCAGCCAGGCGATACAGGCCCGGCGAATACGGCTGAGCGCCATCATCCAGCGGGATTTCTACCCGGCGACGCTCGCCGTTGAACTCCCAGAAACCCGTCTGCA